CATGTAGTGTGCAAGCGATTGCTTACACACCGTTTTAATGGCAGATGAAGAGTAGCCTACCTGTTTGTGGTAGTCCTCATTTGACATGTCATAGACAATGCCTTGTGGTGGCATATCAAACATTATGTAAATGCATCCTCATCAATGTCTACCAAGTCTTCTACAATGGCATCTGGTATTTCCTCATTGTCATGCTGCATTTTGTCTCCCCATTCCCCAAGGATATACTGATTGTAGTTAGCAATCCATGCAATGAAGTCAGCAAAGGTAGCCTGTGTATCATTGTCCATGTCCAGTGTAGACATGAGGTCTAAGTCTGCGGTAGGCAGATAGAAACAACTACCATTGGGTAGGTCACGCTTCTCTGTAGCACAGTCAATGTAATGCTGTGGTGGAAGGCGTTGCATCTTACCCAACTTAGTAAAGACATTACCAATAATCTTAAAGGCATCACGGTTCTCAACCTCATAGATGAATGGTGTACTAGGTGCTTCAACAGGATTACCCTGTGCATCTGTACTGTTCACCATGTCCACAGTACCAAAGAGTACACGCACACGTTTGATAGAACGGATCAACTCTTTCATGCTGTCAGGCAGACTGTTGAAGTCTTCAATCCAACCAGAAGGTTTACCACAGTTGAAGCCACCGTCATTGTCCTTCATGTCTGAGTTTAGGTTGTCACCCATAACAGTCTTGACATAACGATTAGGTGTAGTGTCACTGCCCATGACAAACTTTTTGTACATGAAACGCTGTAGGAATGGGCGAATCTTTACCTTCTCTGCAAAGTATGTAGGCCCATCAGGTATCTCTAGCTTGTATGTACCACCCTCTACTACCTCTACATTTACCTGCTTACCCTTAACCTCTGCCTGTCCCATAACAGGTGTGTGGTTGATACGCAGACGGGCAAGCGCACTGGTTTTCTTTTCTCCTGCTGTGTCACCCATGCCCATAGCCTTAGCCATAGCTGCGTAGTTGTTTGTATCAATCGTTGTTACTTCATTTGTCATGTGTATTTTACTCCTTAACACTGAACGAATTTTGTAGTTATATCATGCTACGTCTTTTGTGTCAAGCCAATTCGGACCAATCTTTGCCTCTAATAGTAGAGGAATGTTGAAGTCTATATTCCATTTCTTGTTGACAATGGATATCAGCCTGTCATTTGTTCTGTCTATAATCTTGAGTACCTTGTCTGTTTCATCAGGGTGTATGTCAAGTACCACACTGTCATGTACGGTGTTGACTATACAACTCTGCATCTTGTTTGCCTCCAACATCTTGTCAATGTATATCAGACATATAGGTACAATGTCAGCCGTTGCAAAGGATTGCACTGGATAATTTTTTATCTGTGTGAAATATGTCACACCTCCATGTTTGTTACGGGTAGCATCAGGGAAAGCAAATGCCCTACCTGATGGTGTGGTAATACAACCAGTAGCCATTACCTCATTGGCTAGTCGCTTGTGCCATTCAGCAATACCTTTGTACTTGTCCATAAACTTTGTGTAGTATGCAGCCTCTGCTGGTGTACGTCCATACCCAGTAGCACCGAATAGTGGAGCAAAGGTGTGTTCCTTGGCAGCTTGTCTAGCGGTAGGCTGACCAGCATCTGTCATAGTCTTGGCGGTGTAGGCATGTACATCAAAGCCAGTGATTACCTCTTCAATAGCAACCATGTCTTGTGACAGAAATGCAGCGACACGAAACTCTAGCTGTGCAAAGTCAGCCTCCATAATCTGCCCACCATCCCATCGTGATACGAACACACGCTTGACAGGAAACGTACCGCCACGTGGCATGTTCTGCATGTTGGGGTCAGCACCTGATAGTCTGCCTGTGCCTGTCCTGTGCTGCAGTAGACGGGCATGTAGCTTACCGTCTGCCTTGGTGTGGGTAGCAATACCACCAATGAAGCTGGCAATGTATACCTCAATGGCATTCAGACGCTTCATGTTCTGCAGAAACTTGACTGCCTCTGGCATCTGCTTGGCTCTAGCCACACCCTCAAGGTATGTCAGGCTGTCCTTGCCTGTACTGAAACCATTGGCACTGATGAACTTGGCAGTCGGTGCAGTGAATTGTAGGCCAGCTAACTGGTTAGTATCCACAAAAGTATACCCACAACCATCACACCCGACACACCTGTTGGGTCTTGCAAAAGGAGTTCCATCTTTCTTTACCTTCCTGATTTGCCCACTACCATAGCAGGTCTTGCATTGCTTTGCCTTCTGTTTGTACAACTTGGTTGAGTGCTTGGTAACGGTAGACTTGAACTTAGCATCTACCATACGTCCCTCAAACAATGTAGGCCACACCTTTTTGTCATCAGGCTTACGACCATACACAACCCATGCAAGTTGCTCTGGACTGTTGAGGTTCACAGGTCTGTCACCCATTAACTCATGTGTGTGAGCCTCAAGGCTACGCACTAACTCGTCACGTTCATCCTCATACTCCTTACGTACTGCCTCTAGTGCATCTGTATCAACCTTGAACCCACGCTGGTAAATCTTAGCAAGGTGTATGGCAAGTTGATTAGTTAGATCAACACTGTCCTGCAGGGTAGTACCATCTAGCTTGGCAGTGATTGTATTGTACAACTGCTGTGTAGCATGTAGGTCATGGGACAGATACTCTGTCAACTCAGTCAAGGGTATGTCACGTGTGGTATAGCCCTTCTTGAAGTACTCTTTGAGTGTGTCCTGCTTCTGTGTGTCTAATGCGTAACGCTCTGCACATGCATCAAGTGAAAGGGGTTGCTTCTGCCCACGCTGTAAGATATACTCACCAAGCATGGTGTCAAACACCTTACCATCATAGGTAAAGCCTGACTCCCATAGCCACAGCAAGTCATGTACAGCATTGTGTGCAACCAGTACAGTAGTCTTGTCAAGCATAGACTGCACACACTGATGGTCAAATGGTGTACCCTGCTTTTCTGAATGATCAAAGGTAAAGATGTGTTCGTTACCTGATTGATCTAGTGTACCTACCTGTGTCAATGAATTGTCTTTCTCAAACGGATCAAGGTGTAGCTTGCCATCCCTAGTAGTTGTCGTATTCTCCACGTCTAATGTCAGTATCATTATTAATACCTTTCTGTATCAAGTATATAAAACCCACATTGAATATAGCAGCATATGTTTCAGGGTCAAGGTCTAATTGTAAAGTTGCGCTGCCGTCTTCATGATCTTCTATGTCAGTTATCTTTATAGTATCATTCATAATACTAATGCCTTCCATGATGCGGGGAATAATCCCTTCATATCCATACTGATTGAATTAGCAATCAGCCTAGTCTCATACTGAGTATCTTCTTTGCGTCTAAGATTACACATATCGGCAAAGGCGTCAAGACTACCTGACCAATACCATTCAGTCATGGTGCTTTGTGGCAACACCATACGTGCTTGCTCTGGGCATACACCATGCTTCAGCAAATCTTTATAGACATGCAGTGATATATTGTAATATTTTCCTTGTTCTTCGTACCCTTTCCAGCCACTATGAATGTGGGCGTACATAGGAAGTTCTACTTCACCTTCACTGCCTTGCTTCTTATCTGCACTACGACCACGCCATACGTCAGGCTCATAGAACTCAGGCTCATCATCTACATACCTACGACTAATCTCATTCCAACGTAGGAACTTATGCTTGACCAGTTGTCTAGCTACAAAGATAGGAGCCTTGACATGGAAGCTGGCAAAGGCATGACCAAATGGTGACATATGTTTATGCTTGGCTAGGTACTTAATTAACCTCTTGTCAGGGTCATTGAGGATAGGTGTCATAGGTCTACCCTCTACGCCTGATGTACCTAGTGCCTCACTCTTCTTACCAAAGGATACACGTGCTGCATTGACTACAGACAGGTCACTGCCCATGTGGTCTATGTATGTTACTTCAATCTGTGACATTCTTTATCCACTCCAATTATATCCGATTATATCCGATTATCTTTCTTAGTCATAATTTAATCATGCTCTCCGTTGTTACGTCTACCATTGTACCCATCAAGACGCATGGCAAAATCAGATAACGTCTTTGGGTTTCTATTGGCAGTATCAAATGTCCCTACAGTCACAGCTATTGCAGCCAGTAGTAATACATGAGCTATCGCTGTCAACCCAAACACAAGATAGCTGCCCAAGAAAATACTAAACACAATGCACCACATCCATGCAAGTATCTGCAAGATTAAGTGACGAGCATTGTTGTCAGGTATATTCTTTAGTGGGCTTCTATCTGAGTCCATGATCAGTGTCCATGTGTCGTATATGTGCTGTCTCATTTTCTTGTCCTTTCTTGTAGTCAAGTTTTTCTTTCAGTCTAACGACTTGCTGTTCAATCTTTTGTATCTTTCGTTCTTCCCAAGTGCTTTGATGTTCTTGAGTAAAACGTTTCATATTATCCAAAAAAATATCTATATTTTGCATCATTGTGTTAGTCCTTTCATTGCATTTTCTTTACAAAGTAAATTTCTCATTACCCTACTCTTCCAACATACTTAGCTATGTGATTTACAAAAGGCAACAGACTTATCGCCATCAAAAGATTAACGCCAGTGTGTATCATGGCTATGCGTAACGTGTCACCCCTTGGCATACCGTCAGACACTAACAGACCAGCCAGCCAGATCGTACCTGTTGTACCTATGTTAGCCCCAAGCACAGCAGCCACAGCAGCAGGTAAGGGTAGTACACCTGATGCAACCAAGGCAATGATAGCCGTAGTGGATAGGCTACTACTCTGCCATGCCAGTGTCATAACGATTGACCCAAAGAACATATAGATAGGGTTGCCCAAGAACCACTGCAAGTGATCTATGTTACCCATGCTTTTCATACCACCACTAAACATCTTGAGGCCAATGTAGAATACTACAAGTCCAATGGCTGTATATACATAGTTATTCACGGTGCTGTACCTTTCCATAACCTTAATTGTGCAGACAGTCTTTCTACATCTTCTAATAGATGTACGTTACGTGTACGTAATGTCTTAGCTTGTGCTTCCCAATACTTTGCGTCACGTTTTACCGCCTCATACTTTTCACATAACTCTCTGTGTGTGTCTCTATTTATCATGCCTCGTACCTCGCTGTCTTGTAGTTCAGATTGGTATGTACAATACCATGCCAACCAGACAGTTTGTTCTTGACAACATTGAGGTGACGCATGGTGTCCTCTTCGTCCTGTCCCTCAACAGGTGGATTCTTTGCAATCAACAGCATTAGGTCTGCCTCTGCAGCCTTACCTGTACGACTACCTTCCATCATGGATTGGTTGAGTACCACCTTGTTCTCTGCATCAGCAGATAGCTGAGACATGTAGAAGATAGCGCAGCCATGTTGCTTTGCAATCTGTCTAGCATAGATAGCGTTAGCCTTTAGTGCTTCATCAGGGCGAGAGTAGCCAGAAGTCTTGGCGAACTTGTCACCCATGTCAAGCACCACAATGTCAGGCTTGTATGTCTTACAGACACTCTCAACCCATGACATGTCACGATCAGTAGCGTCCTTGAACTTGACGTTATCCCTGATCTTATCGTATGCAGCCATTGCCTTTGACTTGTTGGCTACAACCTCTTTGGCTTCCATGTTAGAGGCAGCAGTGATGTAGCGGTG